TGCGACCGGTGAGGATTCGCACCTCTGTATTTTCTGCGCTTCCAATTCATTATCGGGCTCATAATCTTCCCGTCGTAGATTATGTATTTAATCCGCTTATCGCCTCGCTTGGCGCATTTGCGAATCTTCTCCACAAGGGCATAAGCCTCTTCTTTGTGTGCATTGAGATCCGCGTCAATATCTAAAGCTCTGACGATTCCTCGAGCGTCCGGAATATGGTCAGAATTGCCTTTGGCAACGTGACGAGCATCAGCCACCCAACCATCGCTGTGACGCTGGCGATCAGGATAATCGTCATCAATTTGTTCTCTTAATTGCTGACCGGCTTTACACAGTTTAGGCATTATACAAAAAGCAGTTTTGCTTCTTCTTCGGTAATGCCCAACTTTTGTAGCAAAGCGGCTTTCGCTGCCGCTGCGGCTGCTTTGGCAACTTCAGCTGCTTCTTTAGCCAAAATATTATCTGCCCATTCCGCTATTCGTGCATCATATTCAGCAGGGGTTAATTCAGTGTAACCCTGTTCTTCGCTTCCCTCACGGAGAACCGGATTATCTTTTTTTAACTGTGCTATTACTTCATTTTTTGTCATTATGATTTCGCCAATCCGTAAATTGCTATTGTTGCATCAAAAGTACCACTCGCAGTTGTCAATCTAATTCCCGTGTAAGTTTGCGAATCATTTATGTAATTACTGATGATGATAGGGGTTCCACTACTAGAGTTATGTATATGACCCCAAGCCATTGCTTTTTCGCTTGTATTGCCAACTCTAGATATAAATAGATGGCCTGAATTGCCTTGATTTGAAGCACCAATGCTCGGCGTTAATAAAATATGAGCGCGATCAGCATCTACTTTCGTATATGACGCATCTATTAACATACCTCTTTCGCGGTATAAAGCACTAGTTAATGTCGTCGTTCCGTATCGTAGTTGTAGTCGAAATTCTGAACTGGTTACTGAACCAGAAGTATTTTCAAGAACAATTAAATAAGTGTTGTAAGTCGAGGTAAATATTGAATCAATATTGGTTCCACTTGATCCGGTGATTGTTTGGCGAGTAACAAGACTCATTCCGGCCGCGCCGAGTGTTGCCCACTCTGGAGCTGTCGCGCCTGAATTGACGCGAAGAACTTGATTAGCCGTTCCAATTCCAAGTTTGGTAAAAGTGTCCGCGCCTGTGCCATAAACCAAATCGCCAGCCGCATCAAAAGCAGTTGCGACTGTGTTAGTTACGACTGGAATTGGGCCGGTGCCAGAAGCAATTGAAATACCAGTTCCAGCTTGAACTTCGGTAATATCTCCACCAGCAGTCCAAGTAAAATCTAAATCGGTATTGCTCGCTTTGCTTAAGACTTGCCCAGTTGTGCCACCTTTAAGATCAACAAAAGAAGTGTCTATGGAATTGCCTAATGTGCGGATAGCAGCTGCGCCGTCCTTCACCAGATCTGTATCGTCTGGGGTCTCCCAATTAAAATTCGTTGTGTTTGCCATAGTTCTCCTTTAGGCCACTATTGTAGCGTTGAGCCAGTCCAAAGTCGGGTTAATAGTATTCCAAGTCTCTGTCGCTGGGACTGAATTCCAGCGGAAGGCTTGAAGCGAATATGCGATGGGTGAAACTGTTAATAGCAGTTCTAGACGTCCAAGACCAGCCGTCCAAGTCCAACCTTCGACAAAACCCTGAAATTGTCCATCTACCATATTGGCTGGCAGATTGGATACGTTGATGGGCATACCCATAAAGACGTTCAACAGCGAATCTCGATCTGTATCATCAATCTCTGGATTGCCAATTTGGAAAGCCATTTGTTTTAGGTTGTATTGGGGGTAGGCGCGAATATCGAGGTAGAACTGAGCTTGAGCGATTGCGTCTGCTGAATGGCGAAGGCTTGTTGTAATTGTTGAAGCCAATTGCCCATAAAGTGAGATTGAATCAGGATCCGATTCTGTGACGCTAGAAGATCCTGTGGCCCCGTAAGCCAAAGTTATTGAATTGCGGACGTCTCCGGCCTTTTTCTGTATTTGTAGATTAGGCCCAATTGCGTGATGGCCGTCTAAATCAACGTATCCATTGGTGGATAGGTATTGACCCCTACGCGTTGAGTCGGCATACCCGATACGGCCTTGCGCATCTTCATAAAGATATCCGAGACCAGACGTTGCGGTGAATGAGGCAAGGTTGTAGACAGTATCGTTTAGACCAGTCTGAGAATGAAGTTCATAATCGCCGGGTGTGTCAATTTGCCCTAGACCAGAATTTTCGGCATTGGCCCAAGTTGTTGTCGGCGTATATGTCGCCCAAGTTGTCGCTGCTGGCACTTCGGCCCAAGTATCAAATAAAACGTCGCTAAGCAGGTTGTAGATACGAGTGCCATCGAATTCGTGTGAGAAGTTGCCCGTGTAAATTGCTCTGTTCAATCGAGCTAAAGCCCCAACGGCGACAATTTGAATTTTTTGGCTGGTCGCAATTGCCCCAGAACTTTGAACTGTAATACTAAGATCAGTTACAAAGCCGCCAAAAAGACTAATGTAATCACCATTGGAATCTTGCACTTCAACGCTAAGTGAATCATTGACTTCATAAGGGATTGTGTTCTGAGCAGTCTCAATTAGTGTTAAATTGCAATAACCGGCAATAGGTTGAGTATAAATATCCTGTCGGCCAGAAGTAATAGTCAATCCACTGAGTGTGGCAGTTGTGACTGTATAGCCATTGACCTTTACTCGATATTCAGGCGTCCAAGCGGTCATAGAACTAATTGCCCTCCGCCGCCGCCAGTTCTAGCTTGTGTGTTGTTCAAAGCCAAAATCACGGCTCGAGTGAAACCTTCTTCATCAATTGCCGATGGTGCATTGACATTAATAACAACGTTGCCCTTCTCTTCGCCAGCTCGAGCTGCTGCCGGATTGAAATTTGATGGAATAGCAGTCGTGCCAGTTGGAACTGTAATAGTGCTTACGGCTGGCGTTGTATTTGTCGGAGCGGTTGTGACAGTCGTTGATGGAGCTGTTGATACTTTTGGAGGAGTTATTGTCACTCCTTGAGGCAAGCTAGAACTTGGAACTGTATTAGGTTGTGCTGCTGAACCTGTGGTACTGAAATTAACTTTTGGAATTAGTTTGGTATCAGGGCCAGAGGACAGGAAATTTTTTGCCGTAATGATTGCATTTATTCCTGTGATGGCTGCGTTGATAATTGGCTCAAGGGCTCTGAGAGCTTTACTTACGGCAGTAACGATAACTGAAGCGACACTCGCCAAGCCTTTAAGGGCATTTCCTAAAGTGTTGCTAATAAGGGGTATAAGAATATCTTTTATTAAATCAATAAAACCTTTAATGGTGGATTCATTATCTTTAAACGCTTTAATTACAGGATCAATTGCTGTGGTCTTAAACTTTTCAAAAGCCGGAATTGCTTTTTCGCTAAAAAACTTTAGTAGGCTTTCAAGGATAGGCAATAAGGCTTTTCCAACGGCTTCTTGTGCTTCATTGAACGCCACTTGAACTCTGGCTATCTTCCCAGCGTAAGTGTCGGCTTGAGTCGCGGCTCCGCCTTTAAAATTATTTGTAAGGGTGGTGACTGCCTTATCGAATCCGAGAGTTTTAATCTCTGCTGAAGTTAGTCCAACGTTCAATCTGCCAAGAGATCCAGCATTGCCATCATAGGCTTTGGCTAATGCAATTGCCGCTGTCTCAACATCAATATTTTTGGTTGCAGCTATGTCCAAAGCTAGATTTAATAATTTTTGGCTCTCATCAACGTCTCCAGTAGCAGTCGCTAGCGCTTGGAAGGCTGGACGTAATTTGTCATCGGCAACACCAAAGGCAAGGGACAGTTTTGTTATTTGCTTTTCAACACTAGCAATTTGTTTATCAGTAGCGTTGGTTACATTCTTCAAAGCCGTCTCAAGGCGTTGTTGAGCAGCTTCATCATCAATGGCCGCTTTAACGCCATCAACGGCTAACTTTACGGCATAAGCAGCAGCAGCGGCAGCTGCGGCAGCGAAAGCAGCTTTGGCTTTAGCAGAGAAATCGTCTAATTTACCAGCAAAGCCGCCGACCTCTTTTTCTCCTGCATTAAGTTGTTTCTTAAGGTTATCAACGTCGGCAAGAATGGATAACTTAAGCGTTCTACTTCCAGCCATTATTTATCCCACTCCTTCAAAATATTCGAAAACGCCTCTTCCCATTTTTTAATCAATTCAGGCTGAATTTTGCGAAGTGCTGGATAGATGAAATAGCCAGAATTTCCTCGACCTTGTCGGGGGGTGCGTCTTGGGAACTGACGATGACGATTAGATCCGAATTCGTAACCTGCCCAGAGATCTTTAGTTGATCCTCCACCAGAGAAACGTTGACTCGCGAATCCATAAGACAACTCGCCAATCTTCGAGGTGCTGGAAACTTTAACGCCGCTTGTAATGCGATCGACAACGGCTTGTCCAAAGGTTCTCGTGATGCCGTAGGCGCGGACTTCATTCGCGGCATATCGAGCCAGCGCAGAACTTTCGCGTTTAGCCGCATCAGTAGCTTCATCGTCCATCGCTTTGAACGCGGCAATGATTGAACGAAGTTCGCGCTTGTCATAGCTGATTGGTAACTCATCTGCCACCTTTGCGCTCCTTCAATATCTCAATCGCC